CGGGAAAACCTAATAAATGATAGTTAATTTGTAGAAACTAAAATTTCGAATACTTACCTAGTAAGGAAATTCCAATTTGCTTTAGTCTTGTAATAACACTACTCACCTAAAATTTCAAAATGGGTGTTCATGATATTACGCACATAAAGCAACTATGATGGTTGTTATGTCATATGTCAGGAAAATCCTTTCCTAATATCTTAATCTTTGGTTAAGGGATTAGTAGGGAGTAGTGTTTGGCTAAACGAATGGGTCTGGCACACTAGAAAGTGTTGACGTGGTACTAGTACCAACGAGAACAACGTTTGCTTGTGTCGCAGTCAGATCAACGTTAGAGGAAGTTTGGGCAATAGGTCGAAGGACAAGGGCCCAAATACTTCCACTCCAATACAAATAAACATTGTCCCAGGTCCGCGCTTCCGTCGTTGTATCGTTAAACACAACAGTAGGCGCAATCAATTCTGTATCTAGATGGTAGTAACCAGCACCAGATGGCACATAAGCTGCGCCAGTGCGGTCAAGAACCGTTACAGGATTGAAAGAGACAAGATTGTTTGGATTGTCAGCAGTTGCTCCGGTTACAGTAGAAAAATTAACTGAGACCGGGATGATAGTTGGAAACGTTACAGTAGATGTAACGTTTGCAATATCCATCATGGGAGGAGGTCCTACCATGAAATAGAAGTTAAAGTCATCCCCTGCCGCCTCGAATAAATTCGGGGTAGAAGGGTCGTCAGGACTAGCACCATCGAATATGCGCACATTAGTTCGAACGTCACCCAACACGGGCGGATCGGAAAAATTTACAACATCACCACGAATGGCTCGATAGAATGGAGTCCTAACCTCAAATGCATTTGAAACCATCTGAAGTTGTTCGAACATGGGTTGTCCATATGATTTAACATAAGGAACAGTTGTAACCACATCCGGCACGTCATCAAATGACACAAAAGCCTGGGCTTTTGCCACAGGTTGAGAGGGGATAATTTTTAAAGAAGAACTACCGTTATAAAAACGGTAGAGAAAAGATACCATATACCATGGAGTAGGAATGACACGGTCGCTGGACGTCGCCCGAGACATTTCACGAACGCCGCTAAACGCGTTTTCAGTGAAATATCTCGAACGAAACCCAACAAACCCATCGTCATACTGGGTGATATCAGCGAAATATCCAAATCTCTTAATCAGAGAACGTAGAGAAGTAAAATATTCGCCAGTTGTCCCAGCTGACACATCGCGCATAGTGTGTGAGGGGATTAACAAATTTTCGTCTTTTGGAATGAAGACTGCACCAATATCTGATTGTGCATACCTAGCTTGGAAGCCAGGCGCCAGTTGTAAAACTGGACGTGAAATTTGATAATCCTCTCCACCGCTATGCGCAACCATGAAGGTCAAGCCAGTGTCCGTGGTAGGTGGGGTAGAGAGATCTACAAGAGAATAGATACCGATACAGCCGGTAGAGGTTTCCAGAGTTGAGGCATCTGGACCAAGCCCGCTTCCGTCGCGCTTATACGTTTCTCGCCATGGGGTGTTGGAAATAAAGGGTACAGAAACCCTGAAATCAACCCTTCCTAGCTCGTCTTGTCGATCTTTTAAATTGCAGATTACATTGTAGTTAGTGTTTAGTAAGCTGCCAAGAGTAGCAGGGACGTCAGCCATAGTTGTTTCAGGAAAATAAACTATAGCAAAACGCCCCTGGTGGAATGTTGTCTTAATTACTTTAATATCGTAATTAATGGTACCTCTCCACAGAGTACCAAACATACTAGCGTATGCGAAAGAACCTAGATATAAGGTCTTGAGGTCTAAAGCTAGACCATACTGATAAGATGAAAATGGTGAGACTTCCCACTTAGTAAGTAGCTTGCGGCCGGAAAAATCCGACGCACTCACTAGTTTACGATGAAAATAGTTGGGTCGTCCAAGGATGTATGAAAGTGCCATTTCATCTTTCCATTCAGGGATGAAAGATGTTCCGTCAATACCATTGTCCTGCAATAAAGCAAGAGTAGTACTGTCATCGACGCCTTCAGTATGAATCAGGCTTGAGTTGGGTTTTACAATCATGCGTTGAGCAGGATTGACAGAAATTGGCTTGGATAAACCAATGGCTGCCAACCCTCGAGCAGCGAGTCGTGAGACCCAGGCAACAGTCGAAGCAACCTGTCCAATCACTGGCACTCCAGATAGCGCGTCGGCAACGAGAGAGACTCCGCGGGCCCCTGTAGAAAGGGGTCCGGATTTAGTCTCTCCCGAATCCGGCGCACTCCTAGGAGTTAACAATGCTTGAGCATGTCGCCGCGGCTCTCGCCTCCTTACTTTATATCCAGCCAGCTCCAATCGTTCGATGTCGTGTTCAAAAGTTGAAATAGAATTTTGAGTGGGTACATAGAATTGTGGATTCACGAATCGCGCGTAGACAGTATATTTACATGCTACAGGCAGTTCGGCACCACGAAGTTGGGAAAATACGTACAAATAAACAGTTCCGAATTGGTTGTTTTCATTTGATAAATCAAATAAGTCGTAGATATTTGCGTAAGGACAAATTAATTTAAGTGAATTGCCTTCCTCAAGGGATAAAACCTTGTTAGGACACGATGTTTGAGACGCGAGAAAACGCGTTCCTTTTCGTCGAAAGTCACCTACCTTAGGAAGATAGGGATTATACACGAGCATCAGCGCACCTTGTAAGAATGGTTGTGCGTTAACTTTCACTTCAATCTCAATATCCGCCTTAAGATATTGATAATTTTTGAGCTTGTCGGCAACAATAGCCGATGAACTAAGAATCTGCTGCGGGAAATTAAATGCTTGCAAGTAATTAATCGTATCAGCGTCATAAGATCCACCGGGTATTGTTGTCGAAAGCTCAGCATCAGTACTTTTCCATTCATAAGTATTAATGTTTACAGGTCGTTCAAGGATAGTCCGTATATCATGCGTAGTCGTATCATTGAGGGCCATAATACTGGTAGTGGACGGCATGGGAGTTGCGACTGGGGACATCTGGATGTCCGTCATCAAATTCCCACGAGTTTCGTCCACAACAGTATTCTGGTCCTGGTCGTAATCAGTATTTGAATTTGTTTGAGAATCGGTAATCTGTTGTTAGATGCTAAAGCAAGATTAATCTTTAGCAAATTGGAAAGCTGTTGTAAAGAAACAGCAACTTCTGTCCAAGTGGCAGCAATGTGGGTGCATTATTTCCGGTTTTGCACACACAAGATCACACCACAGGGGAGTTACCAGAGAGGGGAAAAGCGTGCCGCAGCATAAATGTCACGGTTTGCCAAAAATTCCTCCCTGGTTTCGAAATAAGTGGGCACGCGCAAATTTACATCTGCACGAGCACACGCTCTCGAAATGACTTTACTCCATTTGTCATAAGTACTTTTGGGATGAAGTCCAAGTTCCATAATCGTTTGTGAACAATTTTCCATGGTGGCAAGTTTAACCACGCCACCTTTTATCCAATTTGTAATTTCTAGAACATTTTCAATAGCCATCGGAGCCAAATACATTCCATCTTCCTGAAGAACAAAATAACGTTTTAAAAACGAAATTTCTTCAAGAAGTTTATAGGGACGCAGCGACTCCGATTTGGTTTCGTCAGTGTAAGTCAGTCCAATGGTCTTAAGAATGCGAGTGATTGAGTGTTGATTAAACCAAGAAATAATATCAGAAGATATATTCTTGGCATCATCGTCACCATAAACAATATCACTCACATATTTGCCGTAGTCACACACGAGTGGCAGACCCATTTCTCGTTTGAGAAGTAGGTAAGCCACTCGCATGATTATCAGGTTAAACAAGGAGTTAATAATAACGGTTAGAGGATTTCCAGATGGTTGTGAATGGGTTTGTCGAATGACGTGCCCACGAACAAGTACATCCGTATTGCAAATGTGTTCCCACAAAGCAGTACGAATCATGTTCTCCTCTTCCGTTCCGTCGTACCAATCGTTAATTCCGTCAAGAATTTTCATCAGTACTTGCATTAATAGGCTTCCGTCAAAATTGCTGAAATCTCCAGCAACAAGAAAGTCACCATACCTTTGCAAGCGGTTCGCAAGTTTGGTCCATTCGGTCGAGTAGGGGTTTATTCCCACTGCAATTCCATTATCAATTCGCTGTTCCATAACATGAGCAGCAAAGTCGAGAAAGTATTGGCGCAAGGCAATTGCGAGATGTTGAGGGCAAGCCTCAAAAACTCGCGTTTTTCCAGCGTTAACTTTCTCTATTGGTCGTTTCTCATCTTTTAGGGTTGCCATAAAAATAGCATCCCCACGAATTCCAAGTCGGGCTTTGTCAATCAGTTCGGTCACGTCACGTTTAAGTTCAGTATTTGTTAAGTCAAATTCTTGTTCCTTTCCAAGCCAAGCCGTTTTACCTTTTCCTTTGTTGTATAGATTGTAGGGATATCCAGGTGATGTAGTGCGATTGAGAGATCTCTTGTAAGGGTCGCATTCCACTCCAACAATTGCTTCTTCATAAGAATGTACAATTGTTGGGGTGGACTTAAAACCGATCAAAGAGAAAACATCATTCACTGCAGCATCTAAGATATCACTATCAATATATACTTGCTTTCCAAATAGTTTTTCCACACCTTTCAGCATCGGGTCAACTCTCTCTCCATTTATTTCTACTGGCCGTAAAATAGCCGGTTTGGTAAATGGAGTTTGAATTAACCCATGCACTGCTGATGGTCGTAGCGCAGTCTGATTAGGGACGGCAGGCATCACTGCACTGCCGACACTCAAATAATCACCACTCGCAACCAGCTTGTCTCGAAAAGGCGTGGAAAGTCAACTGTCAGAATAAGGGAATCGTCCGTCTATCATGTACCGAGAAGGAAGTGAATGCTCCTTGATGTGATCTTGAAGAGCGCACTGTAAAAGTTCGCTCGTCATTATCACACCAAGAGCAGGTTCACCAGCTCCTCCAGCAACATGAAATCCAATAATTTTCGCAGGGATGTTTTTGTTTTTCGCAGAAATAAGCGAGCCACAACATCCCGGGTAAGTGTCAATTTCGTAGTCAATGTGTTTTCCAATAGAGATAGAACATTTACAGGGAATGCCAAAGGGACATGTTTCGAGAGGATGTTCATAGTATGTAGTAGTTTTTGTTCCAATATTAAATTTCTTAGTTTGTTGTTCGTTAATAACTAACTGTTCGTTTACAATTCGATAACCACTAAGTACTATGTCACCCTCTTTCAGCACGTCAATGTCTTTAGCACTCATAAATTTATTTACAATTTTTGGTCGAGAAGGTACAATTTGGGGTAGAGTAATCAGAGCAAGATCGGTTGGTTTCCCATCCGCTTGCTTAACTTGTGAAATTTTACAATCTTTCAAGGGAATATCCACGGTCAATTTTGAATTTGGGTTTTGAATTTGCAAGGTTTTAAATTGCAAATTCGCGTTCCGAATTGAATGAGCAGTAACCAACAGAGTGCGTCCCACCACAAAAGTACCAGTACTTTTGGATGAGACGCCATCTGCAGTCACTGCTTGTATCCAAACAGAATTCTTCGTCAACACATTAGTACATTGTTCCAATCGTACTAAGTCACCTTCAGCGTGTCGTTTTGACCCTTGAATTAGGGCTACCGGAAGAGGCATAGGCATCGTCCGGACATAAGCGTCGTAAATTTCTTTTCCAAGTCGTATAGCGTCGTCGTTGTCGAGGGGGTTGTATGTCAGTTGTCGTTGAGTTGAGCAAAAATCACAGTTAAATCTACACAAACTACCAATCAGTCTCATAGCTTCGATGTAATCGAAGCCGGTTTTACTGATATGATCGATTGTAGCAGGCACTGCACACTTAGTAAAAAGTGCTTGTGCGTAATGATTCGGTCGGGGAACCGCGGGCTGGGAAGAATAAACTCTCTCCGCCACGCGTACACGTTCTTCGGCTTTCTGCAATATCTTTGACAGATATGCATCCGTCCACACTTGACACCGCATCAGAGCGGCCTTCACTTGGGGCACACCAATACGCCTAAGAAAGTGGTCAAAATAACCACCTTCATCGGAATACTGCATAACGTTACACACATCACATCGTTTACACGGGGAATAAATCTCGTTCAGGTGCAGTGAGAACTCACAGGCTGATGGGATATTTAGGAAGAATTGTCTTCCCAAATATCCAATCAGCCCACTCACTGCAATCATCAATGTCGCGTCCAATGTCTTCGAGCCGGTAAAGGCAGGAAGAGGTCTGGCTAACGCTGCTCCTACATATCCTAAGAATGCACCAGCAACGCCAACCATTTTACTACAGGTCTTCGATAATCCACTCGCAACAGTAGAATAAATATACTTAATGGTCGAACCAAACACTTTACATGCTTTGTTAAACACATTTTGTA